CCTGTGAATGTCTGATTTGAATTAAATTCAAAGCGAACGGTGACGATTATGATGTGGAACGTGACGGTCGATTGCAGGCCGAAGGGTGCGCCTGAATGCAAAAACCGACTTATGGCTTTTACGGTCACCTGCCAGAATGCAGATGACGTTGAGGCTCAATGGTCCTCACAGTACGGCGATCTGTTTGAGCCGATTGATGGGATTCACAGTCTCATGCCTGAATGCTGTTTCAGGTCTGGGCTTTTGCAATCCTGGGTAATAAACCCAGATGGCATGCCAGAATGCATGTCGTGCGGCACTCCTAGTGGCGAATGATTGACATAGAGAACCTAGCAGAGAACCTACTCTGCCCCTACCATGGTTTCAGAGAGTGATACCAGGAAAGGGGCTGCATGAGCGATCTGGATAAAGAGTACGCAAGAGAACAGTACGAAAGACATAAGGCCGGCGTGACTGAGCGGAAGCGGAGGATATCTTCCGCAGCTCGGGACATTGGAGATCCACCCGATGTTGTCGACCAGGACCGCAAGGATGCGTGCCGGCGTGACTTTCAGGCTTTTTGTGAAGCTTACTTTCCAGCTTCTTTTCAAATGGGCTGGTCACCGGACCATAAGCGTGTTTTGTTGAAAACAGAGGCCGCTGTTCTTCACGGTCGGTTGTTCGCGATGGCAATGCCTCGTGGATCAGGGAAGGGCTTAAGCCTGGACACGCCGATACCAACGCCGAGTGGATTCGTCCCGATGGGCGAGATTCAAGTCGGGGATATCGTTTTCGGCAGTGACGGTTTTGGTTGCGAAGTCACGCATGTCAGTGAGATTCACAACATCGATTGCTATCGGGTTGAGTTCTCTGATGGCTCGTACCTGATCGCAGACTGTGAGCACAGGTGGAAGGTCGAAGACATCTGGAGCCGTAAGAACCCACTGGTGCTTACGACTGAAGAGATGAAAGACCGTGTAGTCCTTCCGACAAACCGGCCTGGCAGGACCGAATACAGATACCGAATTGCTAACGCCGAGCCTGTTGTTGGTCACAACGCAGGTCTTCCAATCGACCCGTACACTCTTGGCGTTTGGCTTGGCGACGGTGCGAAATCGCAATCTTCAGTCACTCTTCACCGTGACGACGCAGTCCACATCATCGAAAAGATTCGGCACCCCTGGTCCTTCACCTGTGAGGAGCGTGGGTATTGCGATCGATTCTCTCTGAAAATATCTCAGGAACTCAGATCGCTAAATCTTCTCGACAACAAGCACATTCCTCGTGAGTACCTAACGGCGAGTGTCGAACAGCGGATGGAGTTGCTACGAGGTCTTCTCGACACTGACGGGCACAACGCAAACGGAAATTGCGAACTGACACTGCTCAAAGGGCTGGCTGAAGACGCTTGCGATCTCTTGTGTTCACTGGGGTTCAAGATTGGCGTTCGCGAAAGGTTCGTAGAGTTTGATGGAAAAAACCACGGGCCATATCTAAGAATCAGCTTCACTGCGTTCGAGGACTTCAACCCATTCAGCCTCCCAAGGAAAGCGGAGCAGTCGAAGAGACGGTCAAGATCCAAGAGCCTGGCGAGCGGTAAGAGGATTGTGTCAATCACGCCAGTTGATAGCGTTCCGACAAGGTGCATTGCAGTAAACAGCGACGACAATACGTACCTTGCCGGCAGACGTTACACGGTCACGCACAACACAACCATCGCCGAGACCGCTGTCATCTGGTCAGCGCTCTATGGTCACCGAAAGTTCCCGCTGATCATTGGGTCAGACGAGACAGCAGCGAATGAGTTACTGGATTCGATCAAGAGCGAGATTGAATACAACGAATTATTAGCCGAGGACTTTCCCGAGGTCACATATCCAATTCAATGCCTCGAAGGAATTCAACGAAGAGCGGAGGGCCAGACCTGCAATGGTGATAGGACATTGATTAGCCTGAATGCAAAAGAGATCGTCTTGCCAACTATTGCGGGTTCGGATGCTTCAGGTGTGGTAATTAGATGTCGCGGCTTAACTGGGCGACTTCGTGGAATGAAGTTCAAAAGACCCGATGGTGAGAGCGTTCGGCCAGACCTCGTTGTCGTAGATGATCCTCAGACTGACCAGAGTGCAAGGTCTGTCACTCAAGTGGCGACCAGAATGAATTTACTTTCTGGCGCCGTCCTAAACCTGGCTGGTCCTGGTCGAAAGATCGCCGGCATTGTGCCATGTACGGTTATTGCCGAGAACGACGTTGCGCATCAATTGTTGGACCGCGAGTCTAACCCTGAGTTCAACGGCGAACTTGCAAAGATGATTTATGAATTCCCGACTGACAAAGAACTTTGGGAGCAGTACAGAGACATACGGGAAGATTCGCTTCGTGAGCATGGCGACATTCGAGAGGCGACCAAGTTTTACACTGAGAACCGGAAGGCGATGGACGCTGGCTCTCGTGTTGGTTGGGAGGAGCGGTTTGAAGAGGACGAAGTATCGGCGCTTCAGCATGCGATGAACAAGATGTTCCGCGATGAAGAGTCGTTTTTTGCCGAAATGCAGAATGAGCCGATCGACTCATCCAAAACGGACAATTCGACTTTGAGTCACAAAGAAATTTGTGACAGAACAGATTCGTTTGTGCATTGTCAGGTGCCGGTCGAGGCAACCAAGCTAACGGCGTTTATCGATGTTCAAGGGCAGGCTCTTTACTATTGTGTCCTTGCGTCTGGCAAAGGATTTACTAGTCATGTTATCGACTACGGCACTTTTCCTGATCAAAAGCGGAGGACGTTTACCCTTGCCAAATTGCGGCACTCGCTGGAAAAGGCGACGAAAAAGAAGACCATGGAGGGAATGATTTACGCCGGCTTGGAAATGCTGACTGCCGAGCTGTTCGGGCATCCTTGGATGGACGAGAATGAGATAGAACACAAAATCGATCTGTGCCTGATCGATGCGAACTGGGGGATGTCAACTGACACTGTCTACCAGTTCTGCCGAAAGAGTGCGTTCCCCGTCATGCCGAGTCACGGTATCTACGTTGGCGCGAGTTCCCAACCGATGACCGAGTCAAAGCGTGCGAAGGGCGAAAAAGTTGGCTTGAACTGGCGAGTTCAACCGAGCCAGAACCGTAGGACGAGATGCATTCGATACGACACCAACTTCTGGAAGTCTTTCATGCATCAGCGCCTGAATGCTGATTTCGGGAGTCGGGGTGCCTTATACCTGTACGACACAGACAACAATTTTCGCGAGCACGACCAGTTCGCGAACCACCTTTTGGCTGAATATGCGGTCAGGACCGAGGGCCGAGGGCGAATTGTTGACGAATGGAAGATAAGACCGCAAAGGTACGACAACCACTGGCTTGACTGTCTTGCCGGCTGCTTGGTGGCTGCTTCTGTAGAGGGAATCGGCCTAAAAGAATCTGGCAATGGGGCACCCCTCGCAAAGAGAAGGGTGGCGAAATTGCCGGGTCGTTCTTAATCTGGTAGAAAAAAGGCGACGACCGATATTGATAATATACGTCGACGTTTGGCATGATGTCCGAGGTTCATGTATACGGGCATGCATTAATACCAGAGAGCCTGAATGTCAGAACAACTCGACAACGCCGCATCGCAGCCACGCCAAGTTTCTGGTGACCAAGGATCTGTGCAAACTCACAGTCTTGGCGACATGATCGAATACGATCGCTACAAGCGGTCTAAAGATATTGTTGACAACCCAGACCAGAGCGCTGGTGGCGGCGCGGCTTTTGGTGGCATTCGGTTTTCAAAGACTCGCCACCCAGGAACCGTCTGAATGCTGAATTGGCTGAAAAAGCTTAGAAGACCTTACAGCAAGCCGCAAATTGCTGCTCGCTGGGACGGTGCCCAGACAACGACGAACAACGTCAATTCTTGGCTGTATGCAGACAATATGTCTGCGACAGCAGCAGCAAACGAAGAAGTCTTAAGGACTCTCCGCGCCCGCAGTCGGTATGAATTTCAAGAGAACAACAGCTACGGCAAGGGGATGGTCCTTGCCTTGGCAAATTTTACGATCGGGACTGGACCGCGACTTGAAATCAATTTGCCTGATTCTGCTGTGGACGAAATCATCGAGGCTGAATTCGCACGGTGGATGAAAGCGACACGTTTGGCTGAAAAACTCCGCACGAGCAGAATCGCAAAAGCGGTTGATGGCGATGTTTTTCTCGTGCAATCAAACAATTCAAAATTGCCTACTCCAGTCCAGCTTGATTATAGGCTCATTGAAGCGGAGCAGTGCTCTACTCCCGACCAACATCAAGAAATCGATGAGCGGTTTGAAGTCGATGGAATTCGATTTGACTTAGCAGGAAACCCAATCTTTTACAATTTCCTGAAGCACCATCCTGGGGCAGAGTCGATTGATTTTACCGACGACTATATGTCAGTGCCGTCTGAAAAAGTGGTTCACTTGTTTCGGCAAGATCGTCCCGGCCAGAGGCGTGGCATTCCTGAAACAGCACCAGCGTTGCCTTTGATGCCAATTCTTCGAAGGTATACGCTTGCGACTTTAGAGGCCGCAACGTCTGCTGCCTACTGGATGGCGATTATCCATACCGACGCTCCTGCGGACGCTGGTCCTGCTCAGATTCAGGACGGCGATTTTGCTGCGTTCGATCTGGCTCGCAATGCGGCAATGAGTCTTCCAGAGGGCTGGAAGGCTTCACAGATGAAACCGGAACATCCGACGACGACTTATGGCGACTTTAAGAAAGAGATTCTTGAAGAGATTGCCCGTTGCCTGGAGATCCCGTTTAACATCGCGAGCGGCAACAGTTCGGACTACAACTTCGCTTCGGGCCGGCTGGACTGGCAATCATTTTTCAGGGCTATAGAAGTCGAACGAACTTACTACGAAAAAACTGCTCTTGAGCCAATTTTTTACGCATGGCTCGACGAAGCTTTGCTTATTCCTGGATACCTTCCCCCGCTCGGTGATTTTCGGGACGTTCCTCATGCATGGCATTGGGACGGTTTTCCTGTCGTCGATCCAACGAAGGAGGCAAATGCTGCGGTATCTTTGCATGCCGCAGGTCTCCTTGATGAGGATGCTTACTGGCAAGAAAAGGGGCTTAGTGTTGAAGAAGCTCATCGTCGCATGGCACGAGCCAAAGAATCACGAGAGGCGAACGGCTTGAATGCTTCGCCGCAATCAGAACCGCAACAACAAGAGGCTGACAATGAGGAAGAAGCCCAAGAATCAGAAGAAACGTCAACGTCACAATCGGCGAGTGGCGAGTCGAATTGAAGCTTCGCTCAGCGGCCTCGAAAGTTCCATTTCGCTTTCTGGTGGTCATGTTGAGTTGCAGGCTGCGGGGGTTGACGGCGAGAAGAAGATCCACCGATTCGACATGGAAGCTTACAACGGTGGCGAGTTGAATTTAGGAATGCCTCATCCGATCGTTGTGGATCTTGAAGGCATGGAAGTCACTACCAAGGCTCGGCCGATCTTGCGTGAACACGATCCTAATCGGGTTGTCGGGCATACTGAAAACATTTTGAATTCGGGCGACAGCCTGAATGTTTCGGGAGTGATCTCGGCTGCAAACAGTCACTCTCAAGAAATCATCGAATCCAGCCTGAATGGTTTTCCCTGGCAGGCTTCTATCGGTGCTCGGATGACGAAAGCTGAATTCGTCAAACCGGGAAAATCGGTCACAGTAAATGGCCGCAGTTTCAATGGGCCGGTTATTGTCGCTCGTGGCACCCGGCTGAACGAAGTTTCGTTTGTCGCTCTGGGTGCTGACGATTCAACGTCCGCGCGTGTAGCAGCATCGCTTTGCGATGAAATTCAGGAGATTGACATGGAATTTGGAAAATGGCTGGAAGCTCGCGGGCTGAAGGCAAGTGAACTGACTGAAGATCAGGTCGACCTTCTGAAGGCGACCTATGAAGCTGAGCAGAAGCTCGAAGCCAGCTCAAGCGACGAGTCGGACGAGCAAGATAAACAGCAGAACGACAACATCGACGTTCAAGCCGCTGCCGCTGCTGCCTACAAGCGAGTCGCTGAGATCGAAAAGATTGACGCGCCTGCTGATCTAAAGGCGCAGGCTTTGGAGAACGACTGGAGCGTCGACAAACTTCAGCTCGAAGCAATGCGAGTTTCACGCAAGGCTCCGGCCGGCCATGTTGCATCGTCTGACATCAACGGCAAAGCTCTTGAAGCTGCGATCGTTGCATCTTCAGGCATTAACATTGAATCCGATGATGCCGGCTACGATGACAAGACTGTCGAAGCAGCTCTGTCGCCGAAGTACCGAGGTGCCGGAATCCGAGCCGCCCTGCAAGCTACGCTGAAGGCAGCAGGAAAACACGCTCGAACTGACATTATCGACGATGAAGTCATCCGAGCGGCCTTCCAAGCTGATCGTGAATTGCAAGCGGCAGGTGGTGGTGGCGGGTTTTCGACTGTTGGCCTGAGCGGCATTCTTTCGAATGTCGCCAAGAAGCAGATGCTGTCTGCTTATCAAGCCGTTGAAACAGTTGTTCCGTTCATCGCTTCTGAAGTCGATACCAATGACTTCAAGACGTTCTACTCGTACCGGATGCACATGACTGACAACCTGGAACAGGTTGGTCCTGCTGGCGAGATCAAGAACACAAGCTTGAGCGAACAGGAATTCACGAACCGCGTGAAGACCTGGGCCAGAATGCTGACTCTGACTCGCGAAATGATGGTCAACGACGACCTCGGCGCGTTTGCCGCCATTCCTCGGCTTTTGGGTCGTTCGGCTGCGCTGACTCGCGAAGAAGAAGTGCTACAGTTGCTGCTCAACGCTGAGGCTGCTGGCTTCTTTTCTGCTGGCAACGGCAATCTGAAGACGGGTGCTGATGGCGCTTTGTCGATTGGCGGGCTGACAGTCACAGAGCAGTTGTTCTTGGATCAGGTCGATCCTGAAGGAAAGCCAATTCTGGTAACTCCGACACGAACTTTGGTCCCGACTGGTCTCAAAGTGACAGCCGAACAGCTGTTCCAAGAAACTCGGGTCAACGAGACGACTTCTGCAAACACGCCTTCGCCGGCCAACAACCCGCATGCTGGCAAGTTTCAGCCAATGGCGTCTCCGTACCTGAATTCTCAGGGACTGACAAACAGTTCGGCAACGGCTTACTTTTTGTTCGCCGATCCGAGCGACATCGCAGCTATCGAAGTTGCTTACCTCCGAGGCCGTCGCGCTCCGGTCATCCAGAGTTCGGATGTTGATTTCAACACTCTCGGCATGAGTTGGCGTTGCGTTTTCGATTTCGGTGTTGCAATGCAAGACCCACGCGGTGCTGTGAAAGCAACTGGTGTTGCGTAAGGCTAAGACGCCCGGCTAGGCGGGATATGTCAGGCTAGACCTAGCATCGCCTGACGTTCTTTCTTCTTGACAATTCAACTTCATTACGAGGTTTCAAATTATGGCTCGGTACATTCATGAAGGCCGACTCTGGGACTACACCCCAAGCGGCTCAAGCGTCACTGCTGGCGACGTTATTGTTCTTGGAACGCCTGGGGTTGTTGGAGTCGCTGCAAACAACATCGCTGACGGCGAACTCGGTGCCCTGCAAGTCCAGGGAGTTTGCGAATTTCCTAAAGACGTTGGAACGCTTACGGCCGGCGATGAAGTCAAATGGGACGGGACCAACATGGTTGCAGCAACCATTGGTGAGAACCATGGAATTGTTTCTCAGACGACATCAGGCTCAGTTGTTCGGGTTTACATCGACCCAGCATTCCAAGGTATCTAATGCCTGACTTTTTTTCGTGGGGTATGCGATGGCTGTCTGACCAGATGCTGTCCCAAGCATCTGAGACAGTCACTTACGCTCGTGGCGACGACTCGGTCGTAATATCGACCGTAGTCGGCGCTGCGGAGCAAAGCACTCGCAGGGACTTTCGTATCGCTATCGATACAGAGCACACTGAATTTCTGATTGACCGATCAGAATTGATTTTTCCAACTGTGGGTCTCGTGTTGCCAGAACGTGGCGACCAGATTATTCGAACCGTAGATTGGAAGCCGATTACATATCTTGTGACTCAAGGACCGGACCAATCGTTCTGGCGGGTTTCTAGCCAGTATGAAGACATGATTCGGGTTTACACAAACAGAAAGACTGACTGATGCGGAGTCGCTTTCCCACATTTAAAGAGGTGAGCGACCAGGTTGCTAACATTGTAAACGCCGGCACCTACACAGAGTCGTTTCTAGCGACCTCGAAATACTTACCCGAAGCACATCACTATGAAATAACTGAACTTACTTGCGAGGTCGTTGGGGCCGAAAAAGAGACGGTTTTCCACGGCCGATCTGGCCTCGACACAGAATACACCATCCATCTCGGTTTGCTGGCGCCGGCGTCGAAGGCCGACAGCCAGCTCGATCCATATGCAATAACATCAGAAGAGATCCTTGCCAGGCTATTTGATAGCGAGAACAGAAAGTTCAGTCTGCTAGGCTGGACATTGAGCCTTTCGTCAGTGACTCACGAGCCTCAAATGGACTACGAAGAAATCTTGGAGTCGCAAAGATACCTCTCTGTTCTTGTTGCAAAATACAGGATCATTGGCTGATGCCTGCGACTGGAAAAAAACCTTGGAAGGTTTCGTATCGTTTGAAAATCGACTTGAAAACGGCACCAGTTAGCAAGGCTACTTCGAGGGCGAAAAGACGATTCTCAAGAGAGGCTGGAAAACGAACGAGAGACATTGCCAAGTCGTTCATTCAATACAAAGCAAATGCCACTTCAAAAGAGAACGCCCCTCCTTACGGCAAGCACCAAAACCAGTTGAAAAAAAGTATACAGTGGCAAACGGGGAGACAGGGTGGCGTGAGTGCCGTGATCATCGGTCCAACAAGACTTCCGTTCCCGAAAGGTGTAGGGAGAATCGGGCATCTTGAACACGGGGGAACTGGACCTTTCAAAAAAGGTAAGAATTTTGGAGGCGGGATCGGATTCGCTCGATTTGAAAAGAAACCGTTC